GTAGTTCCAATTGACAAAGGAAAATCAGAGGTATCATAATGCGTGACGATCTAATGGTACAGCAGCAAGTAGAATCTATATGGCAACATATGGTAGGCGTAATTTGTTTAAATCAAACAAGTCGTAAGCAAGTAAAACGTGTATTGCCAATGTTATTTGGCATTTGTCCGACGCCTATACATTTTTTAAACACAACTCCTGCAACAATAAAACGTATTATTCAGCCATTAGGTATGGTAAATGTACGTGAAAATCGTCTGCGCCGTATGTCAAATGATTACTTGACATGGGACGGAAACGATGCTACAATGTTATATGGAATTGGGAAGTATGGTAGTGATAGTTATAGACTATTTTACAAAAATGAAATACCCGATGACATTGGAGATCATGAACTGAAACGATACGTGGAAGAAGAATTAAATGGCAACTTATGTACTAGTTGATACAGCAAACACTTTCTTTAGAGCTCGTCATGTTGTACGTGGCGACATTGATACTAAAGTAGGTATGGCGCTGCACATTACACTTAACAGTGTTAAAAAAGCATGGAATGACTTTAAAGCAGATCATGTTGTTTTTTGTTTAGAAGGACGCAGTTGGCGCAAGGACTACTATGAGCCTTACAAGCGTAATAGACAAGAAGCACGTGATGCACTTACTCCACGTGAAGCAGAAGAAGATAAAGTGTTTTGGGAAATCTTTGACGAATTTAAAAACTTCATTGGTGAGAAAACTAACTGCACAATGATTCGTCATCCACAACTAGAAGCAGATGATCTTATCGCAGGTTGGGTACAAAATCATCCCAATGACGATCATGTTATTATTAGTACAGACGGTGACTTTGCACAACTTATTGCTCCTAATGTGCGACAATACAACGGGGTAAGTAATACTACTATTACAGTAGAAGGATACTTTGATGACAAAGGAAAGCCCGTCCTGGATAAGAAGACAGGAGAACCGAAACCTGCTCCAGATCCTGAATTCATGTTGTTTGAAAAGTGTATGCGTGGCGACACTAGCGACAATGTGTTTAGCGCCTATCCAGGTGTTAGAAAAAAAGGTACAAAGAACAAAGTCGGACTAATTGAAGCATTTGAAGACAAAAGTACAAAAGGCTTTAATTGGAATAATATGATGCTACAGCGTTGGGTAGATCACAATGGCGAAGAGCATCGTGTGCTAGATGATTATACACGCAATGTTACATTGTGTGATCTATCTGCACAGCCTGCAGACATTAGAGAGATAATTAATAACACTATTGCAGAAGTAGAACCTAAAAGTGTAAAACAAGTAGGTATGCGTCTTATGAAGTTTTGTGCTAAATGGGATATGCAACGTATTGCAGACCAAGCAGCACTGTACTCAGAACCACTATCAGCGAGGTACCCTAAATGACTACATTAAAAGCTAAATGTATTTTAAAAGATAAATTTTGGATTGTTGAAAAAGATCAAGAACGTATCGGCACACTGTCTTGGGACGAAGATCGTTACGTATTTTCAAACACTAAAGAAACTTCATTCTTTAATACTAAGAATGATGTTAAAAAGAAATTTGGTATTGAAATACATTGGGATGAACCTACAACAGTAGTTGATACAGAAAAAGAAATCCACGGATATCCTACAAGTGTTGTGCCTTACAATAGTATGTATGATGTGCAACGTAAGCTGCCACTATTTACAAAAAGTGAAAAATCTAAGAGTTTGTATGCAGCAGGATATTATATTATTCGTTTTGAAAAAGGCTGGGTTAAAAGTTTTTGTCCTAAGCTGATTACAGTAGAACGCTATGAATTTAAAGGTCCTTTTAAGACTAGCATAGAAATGAAACAGGAGTTGAGTCTTGCAAACGCCAGCTGATCATCTTAATACTATACCAATTCAACAGTTTATTCAGCAAGTAAAAAGTGCTGATAATAGCAGAGCAAGAGAAGTTAAGCTAGATATACAACAGGCTAAGAATCTTGCATTTACACTAGGCATTGTTATGGGCAGACTAAACGGCGATTTAGAAAAACTTTTGCTCGATCGACCTCAAACGGACGAAGTCATTCGAATCGAAATGGACGGCGGCGGCTTAGAATAAACTGAGTATATAACTAAAAAGAGATAAATATATGCGTATATAATTAAGGATACGCATATGAGTAGGCCCAAGCCAACAGTAATATTAGAACACATTAATAACAAAACATATAGATGCGAGCAAGTTCTTGCAGCAGAAGCCATTTGGGCAGTGTTCTATCAAGGCAAGCCATTTAATCTTAAGAGTAGTAATGCCCTAACAAACTATCCTGGTCCCAAATACAAAAAGACTAGCTTCTCAAATCCAGGACACGCATTTAATCTAGCAGAAAAGCTAAATTCAATGTTCAACAGTGACGAATTTACAGTTTATAAACTATCAGATGGTGATCAGGTTGAAGATGAATGAACTGGAAAGAAGTCTATACAAAGATTTTTCTTAAAGAATTAGGCAAAGCTCAAAGCGACGAGAACGTTAAGCAGTATATGCCTCTGTGGTGGATGAATACTAGATCTAAAGCAGAAGGCGGTTTAAGATTGACCGAAGAAGGCTACGATACACTTAAAGAAATAAATCTAGAAACTTATGACATTCCTTATCCAAGAGAAATGCCTTTGACTACACAAGTTGTAATTTTCTTAGATAAATTTATAGACTGTCCTTACTATCTTACAAATAGAAGTATTACTGTGACAAACGAACGTAAAGCAGTCGAACTAGGTCTTTTCAGCGGCGATGTAAGAAAGTATGGCATCAACAAAGCAATGAAAAGACAAAGTAAAGATGAGAATTGATCTACACGGATATCATATTCATACTGGCTGGCAACACTTTAATGTAAGAATAAATGAAGCATACTTTGCAGGGCATAAAAAAGTTCAGGTGATTACAGGACAGGGTGCTATGATGCGTGAAATACAAACGTGGGCACATAATCATCCTAGAATAAGAGAATGTGTTCAAACACCACATAATCCAGGAAGTTTTACAATTAAATTGAAAAAAAGACTTGACTAAACTGTAATTGATGTTATTGTGTATGTATAGGGTAAAACAACAAGGAATAGATTATGTCAGACTCTCGTACAGTAAGTCCTAATAAAGCTAAAAATGCACTGCGTATTGCTATGCAAAAGAAGCGTCCAATTTTCCTGTGGGGGCCTCCAGGTATTGGTAAATCAGATGTAATTGCACAGATTACAAATAGCCTTCCTAACTCACATCTAATTGACATTCGCTTGTCACTTTGGGAACCAACAGACATCAAAGGTATTCCATACTTTGACAGCAATATTAGCAAAATGGTTAGGGGTTCTCCTTCAGAACTTCCAGACGAAGAGTTTGCATCACAATACGATAACATTGTTGTTTTCTTTGACGAGATGAACTCAGCAGCGCCTGCTGTACAAGCGGCAGCATATCAGCTAATTCTAAATCGTCGTGTCGGGCAATACAAACTGCCAGATAATGTAATTATTGTTGCGGCAGGTAACCGCGAAGCAGATAAAGGCGTAACGTATCGTATGCCTGCTCCGTTGGCAAATCGCTTTGTGCATTTGGAAATGGCTGTAAGTTTTGATGACTGGTTTGAGTGGGCTGTTAATAACAACATCCAGCCAGACGTTGTAGGTTACTTACAATTTGCTAAACAAGATCTTTACAACTTTGATCCTAAGTCGCCTAGTCGTTCGTTCGCAACGCCTCGTTCGTGGTCGTTTGTGTCAGAGCTTATCGAAGATGGCTTAGACGAAAATACTACAGCTGATCTTGTAGCAGGTGCAGTAGGCGAAGGTCTTGCTGTAAAGTTTATGGCACACCGCAAGGTTGCTGCTGATATGCCTAATCCAAGTGAAGTACTACTAGGCAAAGTAAAAGAGCTTAAAACAAAAGAAGTTAGTGCTATGTACTCACTTATTGTTTCGCTATGCTACGAGCTTAAAGAAGCAGTAGATAAAGGCGATAAAAAGTTTGACGATAAAGTTAATAACTTCCTACGCTTTGCAATGGATAACTTTGACACAGAACTAGTTGTTATGGGCATTAAACTTGCACTTACAGAGTATGCACTTCCGATCGATCCAGATGAAGTTGCTTGCTTCGATGAATTCCACGAGCGTTATGGCAAATACATTAAGGCAGCACAATCAGTATAATATTAAAAGTGGGTACAAAAGTGCCCACTTTCTCTTGACAAATTGTTTAAATATGTTATATTAGTAATATAACACAGTAAAGGGCGAATACAGATGTCAGCAAAAAATACACAAACTAAGCTAAAACATTGGGAACCCAATCCAGATCTTACAGAGCAAGAACTAGAGTCTATGCGTGTAGAAGTGCTAGACCGCATTATCACTGCTCGAGTAGGTTTGTTGCTGCGACACCCTTTCTTTGGTAATCTTGCTACACGCCTTAAAATTCAAGCGTGTGACGACTGGTGTATGACTGCTGCTACAGACGGACGCAACTTGTACTATAACACTCAGTTCTTTAATGCAATGTCTAACAAAGAAATTGAGTTTGTTATTGCACACGAAATCCTACACTGTGTTTATGATCATATGACACGTAGAGACAACCGCAATCCAATGTTGTATAACATTGCAGCTGACTATATTGTTAATAACTTGTTAGTGCGTGATCGCATTGGCGAAAAACCTAAGATTGTAGATTGTTTCCAAGACTTTAAATATGATGGCTGGACTTCAGAAGAAGTTTATGATTCTCTGTTTGAAGAAGCAAAGCAGCGTGGAGAAGAACTAAAAGAGCTACTAGAGCAACTTGAAAAAGACGGCGAAATGCTGGATCAACATTTGGATCTAGAAGGCGATGGTTCAGAAGACGAAAACAAAGACGGTAAAAAAGGTCCTCCTAAGTATTCAAAAGAAGAACTAGATCAAATCCGTGACGAAATGAAAGAAGCAATGATTAACGCTGCACAAACCGCAGGTGCAGGTAATGTTCCTGCAGGTGTTGCACGTTTGATCAAGGAAATGACTGAGCCTAAAATAAACTGGCGTGAATTGCTTCGTCAGCAAATCCAAAGCACAATTAAAAGTGATTATACTTTTATGCGTCCTTCACGCAAAGGCTGGCACACAGGTGCTATTCTTCCAGGACAAAACTTTGAAGACACGATTGACATTTGTGTATCACTTGATATGAGCGGTTCGATCGGAAACGAACAGGGTGCAGACTTCTTAGGCGAAATCAAAGGCATTATGGACGAATACAAAGATTACAACATCAAAGTATGGTGTTTTGATACTAGTGTGTATAATGAGCAAGACTTTAGTGCAGACGGTGGCGAAGATCTTACCGACTATGAAATTATGGGCGGTGGCGGCACCGACTTTATGGCCAATTGGACATACATGAAAGAAAATGACATTCAGCCTAAGAAGTTTATCATGTTTACTGATGGATATGCTTGGGATAGCTGGGGTGATCCAGATTGGTGCGAAACTGTGTTTATTATACACAGCCACCATGATAAAAATTTACAAGCACCGTTTGGTGTAACTGCTCACTATGAGGAAGCGGCGTGAAAATAAAGACAAATGTCTATAACATATTTAAAGTAAGAAAAGCAGAGTTTCCGCCTGACAACTTTGAATATACACGTATAGATGTTACATACAATTTAAAAGATGCATTAGAAAGATGGATAGAGTCTAAATGTAAAAGTCGTTACTATATCGGCAAAGATATAGTATTAGATAGTGAAAACAATATAGTATATAAAATTAAGATCGGATTTTCTGATCCGAAAGAACTGTCGTATTTCATGTTGGCGTGTCCATATTTGAAGTACAAATAAATAAACTGCGCATATATATAATATAGGAGTACAATATGAGCGAAACAGAAACAGCACAAGTAGAAACAGCACAAACTGCTGCACCGCAACCTCAAGAACAAGCAGAATCAGGTCCTGAGCTAACTATTCAAGATCTTAATGCTCTAAAAAGTATTATTGATGTTGCAAGCCAGCGAGGTGCTTTTAAACCAAATGAAATGGTAACTGTTGGACAAACATACAGTAAGCTAGATGCATTTTTAAATGCTATTGCTGCTCAACAGGGCCAGAACACACAAGGAGCATAATATGTTAAAGCATGTAGGCCGAATGGCAAATAATAAGAGAAAAGTAGTTGTTGCATACAGAGTAGTACCAGGCGAACCTGAAAACTGTATTGTTGTAACTACAGAAAATCTTATGGCAGAAGAACATGACACACTGATGAAGATGGTAGAATCAGATGCAGGTCAAAGCACTAACGAACTATCAGAAGTTATGGCAAGAACACAACTTCCAGATGGACGTAATATGTTAGCAGGATTCCATACAACAGGAAAAATGACCAAAGTGCCTACAGCTAACGTAGAGATGACACCAGACAGAAATAATACTATTATGCTAAATGAGCTTAATGAAATTATTGCTCAACAAAAAGGTGTAACTGTATCTGATCTTGCAGGTACAACTGCTACAGGTGAAACTACTACACCCGAAGCTACAGCAACAGATAGTGTTATGTCAGACGAAGATCTTGCAGCAAGCTATAGATCACAAGCAGACGCTATGTTTAAGGAAGCAAAGCGTCTAAGAGAACAAGCAGAAGAACTTGTTCCTACAAAG